GTGCTAGCGATTTCAAAGTGGTTTCACTTTCAAGTTGATCGCTTGTGCCAGTATAGTTATCGACAAATTGGCCGTCCTTAAAGACAGCAATACTATGCCCGTGATTTAATGCGTTGACGCCCCAAAGTATCATTTGTAAATAAACGGGTCACGTTTGCGTAATTCTTTTAGGCGTTTTTTAAACGCACGGCGATCCTGGTACCATGTCCAGGGAGTTAATAGAAAGTCAATTATTTTTTTCATTTTGATCCTTTGGAAACCACTTCTTTGCCCTAAGTTGAATCTTAAGACTATTTGATTCTTTTGCGTTAGTTATAAGCCATAGTGTGGCAAGTTTGCCCAGCTTAACCACTGCATCGTTTATATCTTTGACATCTTCAGGCCAATCTGGCATGCTTACACTCCAGCCGAACTCTAATGCTTGTTCAACAGTCCGTGGGCCTTCATGGTCTCTATCTGGTACTAGCACAATTTCTTTGCCCAGCTGTTTTAGTAACCAGTTCTGGCTGTCTTTAATCTCAGCACCTAATAAAGCACACCCATCAATACTTAGTGCATCAAACGGCCCTTCACTAACAATTACGAAATTTCTTTCATTAGTTTGACGGTCTAAGTTAAACACATAACCAGGTTGCTGTTCACTTAGATACTTGGGTTTAGCATCATTGAAAGCACGGGCAGTCCATCCAACAATGACACCTTTGAATAAAAACGGAATAATAAGTCTGCTGTTGAATCCTATTTTGTTAGCCCAATAAAACGGATAAGCAAACGGATCAATCTTTCTTTCTACCAAGTATCCAACTGCTTCGGTAAATTTTGTTGGAACAGCATAGTCACCATCTGGAAGTTTTAAGAATGTATCTAACTCTTCAAAACTAATAGCATCCAGTGGCAATGCTCTTGTTTCAAACTTTGGAATAACACTTGTTATTACCGTATTCGAGTTGTCATTTAGTCTAAGGGCTTCTAATCTAAGTTGGCTAATTGTATCGTCACCCATATTAAGGTCACGCATTAGTTTACTCATTTTTTGACTAATAGTTCTACCAGGTTGCCAGCTTGCTTTAAATCCGCAATTGAAACAATGGTAAGATACTGCATCGCCGCCATTGATAATAAAGCCGCCACGTTGGCGTTTGTCATCACAACACGGGGCATTGAAACTTATCCAGCCGCTTGGGGTCTGTTTTCGTTTACCGGGTAAGTGTTGTAGTAATGTATCGGCTATGAGACTCATAGCACTATTATACTTAACTTACGGTTACTTTGTCAACCTTTCCGGTTGTTCCGGACGAATTAGTGCCAGTAACATCTGCCAATCTTGAGTTAAGATATCTAACTCTAAAATATTTGTATTCACCGATATCCATGGTCACTGTGAATGTTCCAGATGCGGCTACCGTTAGTTCTGGAAACTCATAAATTCGAACTTCTGGTTTAAATGCTTCGGTAGTAATAGTTGATTCAGTAGTACCTTCAATCCAAATTGTGCCTTTAAATCCCGTATATGCAATTTCAAAGTCTAATGAAGTTGTTTTTTCAGCTTCGTAAAATGTAGTTGGAATTGAACTAGACTTACGAATAGGAAGACCTTCTAAATTCATTTCTGCTGAAAAGTCTTTGTATACTCGCTCGTTTCTAAAGGTAGGCATAGCATTACCAATCAATTCAATTGTGCCAACTGCTCCAAATCTTGAATCGCCGTATAGTATGATATCATTGCCGTCTTTAACTGCGGTAACACTATATCGCAAAAATTGATCTTGTAACTCTACTAAATCATCTTGTGGGATAGTAACTGTACTAATACCCTTGTGCGTAGTTTGATTTAACGGAGTAACGGTGTACGGACTGTTCGATAGTGCATTACCTTGAGAATCCATAACATTAAGTTCAATTATAGAAAGTGTGCTTAGGTTAATGCGCTTTTGGTCGGCATTCTTAATGTCGAACTCGATAGTATTATCAATACCATTATATATTTTTACTGTTCTCTGATACACGTTTGTATACTCCGTAGTAAATCCTGCCAGATCGGCTAATAGCTGTACTCTATTTGGATATAAATAACTTGATATTTTTTGCATCTGGCAGGACCTTTATATACTATTTATGGCAAAACTAAGAGACAACATCGAACAACAATTACCCTTTATCAGCGTATTAAACTACGGCGAAGAAGAATACGTTGGTATAATTATTAATCAAGACCAATTTGTTACTAGCTTCTACGATTTAAATGCAATAAAGTCCCCAGAAGAAAAAACCCTATTTTTAGAAATAGGAGAAACTTGGTGGTGGGAATCAAACAGACAATTTCCAATTAGCATTATTTGTCGTGATCAAATACTACCCTTTGCTTATGCTGTTAAAACTTTTAACAGTAAGGATGTTAGAGTAATACTAGGTCCAGTTGTTAATTTGATGAATCTAACACTCAAGCGTGTAAAGCGTAAATCAGTACAGTTAGTGCGAAAAACTCGTTAACTAAACTCGTAGCTTATACTTTCACAGATTAGATTCATCTGCACTACCACCACATGTGCGTAAGCAATAGCATGTGCTTTTTTAAAGTAATACTCATTATTCTCGGGTTTCGTCCACACTTCGTTCATCACCGTAGTCCAATCTTTCCCAATCAGATAACGTTTCGCGGGTCTGATCATCGCCAGTACTGCGGCCAATTGCTCTATAGACTTTGGCTTGCTTTGTCTCAGAATAGACCCATGCCCATTCACATGGAATAGTAGTTGGGTAAAGTCGTCTTGCTCCAGTAGATCCCATAACGGTTCAGTCTCCATTAACTTGAGTAAATGTGTCCTATCTTTTACACCTTCATAGACACTAACATTTAAAAAGTCTAACTTAAAATAACCTCGTTCTTCTGCTTGTTTATACTCTATCGTACTTATTCCTGTAATTGGATTGTACGGGATNGCAGTACAATATATTCCAGTATTGTGCTTTTTAAAAGTTCCGTTGTCGCTGATTGCAGCCGTGACATTCTTAAACACTTTAAGTGCGGTTGTTCTGTCTGCAAAGTCAATATCAATATCTGGCATTAGTGTTTTATCTCTGATTCAAAAAGTAATAAAGGTAAGTGTTCTGTTAAGTGGTCGGCATACTTGTCAGCTTCTTCAATAGTATCAAATCCTATAAACTTTACGTAAACCGAATTATCTTCTTCTGACACGATTACTTGCAATTCAAGCTGTAATGCATCTGGATTAGGACTTACATGATTCGTTTTCATATGTTAGATTCCTTAACAACTTGCTTGACTAAATCAGCATCTGCCGACTTTTGCTTAAACTTATTAAGCCAAAATTGCAAGTCTATAATATTACTTATTGCAGATAGCTGATCATCACCCATCTTCTTCAGCATTGATTTACCATTTGCTGAATTTAGTACAAGCCAAGGACTAATTTTACCATCTTTGATGTCGTACGTAGCTCTGCTTAGACTAACATATAAAAAATAATGATTCCATACACTTCCTTGGTCTTCTGCCCAGGTTAGCATATGACTAATACTACGCTCTAGTGCAACTTCAACCGGTTCTGTTTTAATCAAGTGTAGAACGTATTTTTCATACAATTCATCTCTACACCAGTGATCTAATTTAACACCACTAGTCACTACATAATTTATAAACTTGTCTGGATATAACGGATTAACATTAGAGACAAAACTACCAAACTTAACAAACGAATTATAATACGAACTATGAGCAAACTCGTCATAGGTCTTGTCAACTTTAGAGTTTTGACTCATCCTATAAAATTTGTTATATGTATCGTATCCAAGAACAACATGTCTTTCAGTCTTAGCCAGTGCCCTGCGTTTTTGCTCGCATACATGCACAGCTAACGTTTTTTCTTTAGTAAATTTATTACTACAATACTGACAAGTATACGTTTGTTCTTCCACAGCCATCATTTAAATTTCTTTGCGATCGTTGCATCATCCATGCCGTATGTTTTAGCAAGGGCCTTCATCTCTTTATCTGTAGTTAGCTGAGCCAGCATTTCAACCTCATCCATTTTTTTATTAGGATAAATTTCAGCTAAGAATTTAACTCGCTTGTTGCTATTTGCGGCATCTTTCTTTTTATTTCCTAACCATTGATGGAAGTATACAGTCTCTCCGTTATGACTACACATACACAACAGTAGCCACATAAGTTTAGGATGCTTCTGTAAAAGATTCCAGTTCTTATTAAAATACTCATTGACAGTTAGTACAAAGTGTTCTTGAATTTCACGCTTTTGTCCTTGCACGTTGCTAATATAACGATTAAGAATAAAATATTCGTTCTTAAGAGATTTCTGCTGGTCTGCATCCATAGCGTCCCACAGCTCGCGGACATTTTGATCAACAGCCGACAGTTTCTCTTTTAATTCAATTTTTTCACTCATTTGGTTGCTCTGTTTCTAACACTTCGTCTTTAGGAACTAATCTAGCATCAAACGCTAACACAGTACGATATCCCATACCTTTCCACGGATAAACGGTATGTGGTATATGGCTTGGGAACAGAACAATCGAACCTGGAGTTGGGCTGTACTTCCATATATCTGACATCATAAATTTAGTAACGTCTCTTGTTTGCGGCATTCTAAATGCAATTTGTGAGTCACTTGGATTACTATCTAATGTAAGCTCGGGTGCAGTGATATAAATGTTTCCGCTTAGATTTCCACCTGGATGACTGTGCAATTCTTGATACTGTCCTTGGGATTGTCTAATAGTCCAAATGCTAGTAACAACGGGTCTACACATGTCTAAATCTTTTGTTGTACTCTGTTTAGAAACAATTTCCATGTAGCCTTTACACATTGTTTCTAAGTATGCAACAAGCCAACTAGTATCAATGTTAAGATCGTTTGGGTATACTTGTATTTGCTGTCCTCCACGAACACTAGTATACGGATTGGATGCATCATCTAACTCTGGATGCGCATGTAACTGTTCAGTTAAGTTAAAAATTCTACTAAATTCAACCGGCGCAACTGTGTCAATTGCAAAAATTGTTGGTTGAAAATATGCAATATGTAAAGCCATTATATTTTGTCCTTGCTTAATTTGTATATCATTATAACACGATCCAGAGCCTTTTGTAAAGTCACATTGGTACGTGCTTCTCGCCGAATTTCGCCCCACATTTTGCTGTCCATTATATGATCAAGTAACGGTCTGCCATCATTGGTCCGAGGATCAAACTTTGGATGTTCTTTATCATAATCCCATCCGACTACTTGTCTAGTACTTGGGTCTGCACCAAATTCTCGAGCGTAGACTGTTTCTCTGTCACGCTCATATATGTATGTTGCGCCAGGTTTAAGTGATCCCATTATATTCCTTTACTGGTAAAAAATTAATGTTCAATAGAGCTCGTGGCTTATCACCGGTTGGACAATTACCCGAATGATAACGAGAACCATTAAACATTACCAAGCGTCCCCGTTTTGGAGTAATTGTTTGAATTGGCAATAACTTATCGCCAAGTTGATTAAACATTACAGTATCGCCATCACTGTCATTAATATAGTATATTGCTGTCACAAGTCCTTTTACCGGCGGAGTAAAATCAACATGTGGCATGCCATAGCTATCCAATGGACGATTTTTATTTGACAATGTAACGTTGGCTTTGATTCTAAGTAACTGTTTGATATTGATAGGCATTGCAGAAAGTATAGGAACCATTAATGGGAACGATGGAGATACAATGCTGTGTTCATCCCAGAATACTAAGTGTACAAATTGAGTATAATCAACTGAGTCTTTAGTGGATAGGCTTGTTGAATTATGCTCTTCGCCAGGCGGCACTAGGCTCCATGGGATAGTAGGCCCAGTAAATAAAGTTTCAAGTTCTATTTGCTGGGCTACTGGAATAGCATCGTTAATGATGACAATATCTTTAAACATTATAGAATTTTATCTAACTGAATTATCTCACTTTGTCTGCTAATTTCTTTTACAAAATAAGCACAATCTGGTTGTTCTTTAAAGCGAGTCGGTACTGCTAATAGTTGTCCATTTTTCATCTTTGGAAAATACCATTTAACATCGTTATAAAAATTTACAATTTCGATCTTCTTAAACTCTACCCTAAACGAGCTCAACGGATTAAACACCAGTGCTTCAAATCCTCTGTCATTTAAACTAGTTAAAGGTAGAATTTCAATGTCAGTAGCACAGCTACTATCACCCACTGCAATACACCAATCAATGGGCATTGTTACTTCATCTTCGCCAATCCTTAATACCATGGCAGGTGCATTAAAACTCTCAAGAAAGATTAACGGCATAAAAAAGAAATCGGGTTCTTTAGGGTCACTGTTATCTAGAACTGCAAATCTAGTACTATCATCTACCTCGTCGGGTAGATTGTTTAATGAAAAAGTCTTGTTATCTAATGTTAATATTTGCATAATTCCTTTATTTTTGCCAGTCCGTTTTAGTAATAGTAAACGGATACTTGGCATCCTTGTAAAATTTCTTTCTCGCTGTAAGGTGCCGTTTTGCATACTTACAAGTACTGGTTATGTCCCAGATTTGTACGAAGTCTTTGTCTTCTGCTTTTCTAATGCCTCGCCCAATGCTTTGTATAACACGGACAAAGCTCTTTCCGGGTTCAAGAAGAACCAGATTAAAAATCCTTGGGATATTAATACCAACAGAGGCCACACCAAAAGTCGCCACAGTAATCTTGTTATCATTTGTTGCATGTTCTTTGTACTCCTCGGTCCTCTTTGTGCCTTTTACTTCGCCTGAAATAAAAACAGCATCATCGAGTAATTCTATTAGTTGCTTGCCTGAATCAATTCTGTTAACCAGAACTAATGTATTGCCTGTTTCTGATAAGCCTTTAACTATTTTTGCAATATACGCTAATCGCTCGGGGCTAGTAACAAGATATTTTAATTCTTCTGCGTATGATTTAAATTCTGGTAAATCTATCATCTGCACAATGTTTACATGCAGGTTACTAAGCACACCCATCTCTTGTAATTGGTGAGCTTTAATGCCGCCAACTACTGGGCCTATGCTAGCATATATAGGTTGTGCTTCAAAATCATCTTTAGGAACAGTGCCAGTTAGTCCCCAACGAATAGGTGCATTTGCTAGGTTTTGTGTAAGCAAGTTCTTCAACACTTCCGCTTTGGCCATATGTACTTCGTCAACAATTACTGTCTTAACACCGTCAAGGAACTCTGCCAATGTTATTGCATTTTCTAAGTCCCAGTTCTTACTTTTCTTATCTAACACATTGAGACTTTGCCATGTACAGATAGTATGAGTCTTACCTAGATCCTTTCGATCGCCAAAGTAAACTCCAACATCAAGTCCAACATTAATATAATCTTCTTCTGTTTGTGTAACAAGATCTTTGTTAGGAACAATTACAATAGTACGTCCGTATTTTTCAGCACAGTGACTTAATGTTGCTGTCATAATAGTTTTACCAGCACCAGTTGCTACTTCTTGTAGTGCTTGCGTATTGGTAAAAAATCGGTTTACAACCTCAACTTGGTCATCACGTAATGTAATAGGTTGCCCTGCAAATCGATGTCCTTTAGGCCATACCTTACCTTGGTCTGCCCAGTAAGTATTTGTAATTTCTTTAAATTCAATTTGACCAGTGGTACGCAAGTCTTCGACATCTTCGATATGTACACGTAAACTTGCAAGTATTTCTAGGCACTTTTCTAGCTGGCTCAAATAGCCGTTACCACCAAGACCAAACATACTGACCATACCATCCCAACGTCCTAATTTGTACGCAGGTTGATAACGTGCAGTTGGATTTTCATACTTAAATGTATTAGTTAATTTTTTTCGAGCATCTAATGGAAGATTCTCAAATTTAATATTAACCTCATCTCGTATAACTAATTTTACTCCCATACGTTCCTTGTCTCAATAATTGGTTGTGTGTCAGTGTGTGAAATTATTAAGTCGCATAAGTTTGCATACACTGATGTTTTTGTTTGGCGAAGCGTATTTCCCACAGAAATGACACTCATCGGCCGCCATTCATTTTTTAGGAAAAATTTCGGAATTTTTCCATTTTGCACCCCAACTACTTTTGTCGTATTATCAAGTTGACAGTTGTAACTATGTTCACTAATAAATTTATTAAACTGACTTCCGACCTCGTCGTTTGGTAATCTAAAATAAATTCCAACATTATCGTATATTGAATTATTTTCTAAACTTTCATGTAAAATTGCCATCTCAGCCAGGCATTTTTTAGGATCGTTATTATCAAAGACAACCAACACCGGCAATCGTTTTAACTCTGTTAAGCTAAAAATAATTTCGTCTAATGACCATTTATTTCTATCAACCCATACCTTTGTTGAATTTCGATAGGCTAAAATTTCGGTCAATTTTTCCGGATTTTTTCCGGATTTTTCATGAAAATATTGGTACCTAGTACTTCGGTCACTAATGACGTTATCGTCAATTGGAGTACTAATACCCAAGTCGGCCGTAATTTGTTTTTGAAAGTTGCTGTGCGTAATGTTAGTTAATAAGAACTGATTCTTAACTTCAGTTTTTTCCCAAGATTTTATGATTTTGTAAAAATCCAGGATTTTTTCCTCTATTTCAAAACCCATTGGTTGTAGTAGTTCGACCAGTGTTTCAATATTTTCTTCAGTCAGGTCGGCGGAGTATACTTTGCCACTTGCTACCTGTACCAGACCGCTGATTTTTTTAACACTAGATGTTACTGATTTCCGCATAATTGAAGAAAATGCAAATTCGATGACAAGTAACGGCTCAGCCGATGAAATATACATTTTTTTAGTTTTATCAACTTCTCTAAAAAGTTTAGACCAACTTGGTGTTATTAACGACTCAACAAGTTCGTCTAAATTTTGCACAAATTTACCAGTATGTTCAGTTAAAATCTTAACTAGTAGTTTACTTTGATTTTCTGTGATAAATCCAGGTGTTAAAATTGCCGTTGCTAGGCTACGCAATACCCTAGCATCTCTCTTTGGTATAACTTCTTCAACTGAAGGATCCGATTGATTTACAATTTTAATTAAAAGTTTATCTATAGTCGTCATATTACTAGTATACATGGTAATTTGTCAAAGGTCAACCATTTGAATAAAAAATAGGCCTCAATATTATTTAAGGCCTATTAGTATTCGTTTGGGCGAATTGATTAGTGATGTGCAGATGTCCAGGACTCTAATAAAGTACTACTAGATGTTGTTTTTTTTGCGCCTACATTGAATACAAAGTCTACACCAGCAACATCAAGTTCGGGAACATTGTCTTGGGTACGATCACCGCCATTGGCAAAGATAATAATGTCATCGGGAAAAGTTTGTTGGACTAATTTAATTGCAAGTTTAGCACTATTGTCATCGTCATTAAAACTGATAACAAAGTCAACCATTTTTAAATGTTTAATAATTTGAAAACGATCTTGCCATGTCATAAATGGTTGACCTTTTTTACGAGACAGCCATTTGTCACTGTTTAAACCAACAACAAGTTTGTCACCCAACTGCCTAGCAGAATTAAAATAATCTATGTGACCGCTGTGGATTGGATCAAACCCGCCAGTAACTAGTACTATCTTCACAATGAAGCGTCTTCCATCCCTGCAACACGCAATTTGACAATATTAGTAATCTGCCATTGTTTTTGATCTAGTGCTTTAGTAATACCTAGCCATTTGTTGCGAAGTAAAGCAAACTCGTTGATAATTTTTTCAAAATCAACAACGTCTGCTTCACCTTCAACAAACTTTTCACAATCTCTTGAGCTTAGTGCTCTTTGATAGTTTTCAAGATACTTTCTAAAATGCTGACTCTTAAGTCTGCGAAGTTCAATGTTAAGGTACTCTAAAATTGCCTCAATTTCTTGTAGTTGACTGAAACGTTGTTCTACAATCCCAGGCATTGACGCGGCCGCTCTTTCAACATTACCGGTAATCCAACACTCTTTACGAGCATCGATTAGTTCAGTATTGTAGAAATCTACAGCGTCAGGAATATAAGAAATATCCTTGCTAACTTTAACGTACCAACCCATTAGAAATCCAATTCTTTATAATCTTCGTCTTCAGCGTCTTCATCAAGATAGTATTCAATAGCAGAATCTAAAGTGTCGTCGACGCCGGTTGCACTTTGCAACACTTTGTCACTAACACCGTGATCTGCCAATAAATCTACATAGCGTTCAGCTACAAGTTCTAGTTGCTTCTTGTCAATATAGTCTGCGAATAGTAACCAGACATCACCAATTTGTGTTTCATTCAACATTTTCATCTATCTCCGTAGGAATGGTAGTTGTTGTTTCAGGCTTGATATGGAATTTCGCCATTATCATATCTAATTTATCATCTTTCCATTCTTTTCGATAGAATTTGAATTCCTCACCAGTCTCAGGATCATTCCACTTGAGTCTGTTACCTTCTTGCTTTAGTAGACCTTGTTTTTCAAACATATCTACTAGGCCGCTGTAAGGATTCATACCGGTTGTGTATGGGATTTTAATTTGAAGTGTTTCAAATGGCTTGCTGTAACGAGTTTTCATAATCTTGCAACTAGCACGAATGCCATTTACTTCTGAAACCTTGTTACCGTCTTCATCTTCTTTCAACTTCAGCTTTTTCATTGCAACAACAATACTAGATGCGTAAACAAACCCTTGTCCGCCTGATATTTTGTCGTCTGGATCAAACATATCTTGACTTGCGTATGTGTGATTTGTACAAACCATGCCTACATTATAAGTACCGAACATGTTAACACAATTACGAACTAATGAGGTTAATGCTTTTGGCTTACGGCCCATATCACCCTTCATATCACCAGCTTGGAACTGGTTAATGTCAGTAGGGGTAAGCAACATACCCAGTGAGTCTATGACAAACATGACCTTAGGACGTTCTGCCATTGCTTTATACTCGTCCATAAATTCATGGATTGTTTTAGCCACATCATCAATCATGGCCATGTTGAGTTTTAGTAGTTTGCTCTCGCTAGTGTCAACACCGAGGTCTTTCAACCATTGTTCGTCAAGTGCATTTTCGCTATCAATTAAGATAACATAAATTCCTTGCTCTTGTGCGTGTTTGACAATGTTGCCTGAGCATATATAACTCTTGCCGGCACCAGATTCGCCAGCAAATACAGTAACTTTACCCAAAGGAATACCTTTGTTCCAGTCACCGCTGATCAGATAGTTAAGCGCAAAGTTACCTGTGCTAACCCAATCTGTAGGATCGTTAAATCCTACACCTAGACCGTCAATTGCCTTGGTCAAGGTTTTACGAAATTTTGAAAGATCGAATGCTTTCGTTGCCATATTGTTTTTCTCCTAATAGATAACCTGGGCGTACAACTAGATTGCAGAGGCCCAAGCCGTTTTTACTTCTGACGATTGCGAATCATTGCCAAGATGTCTGCGGCACGACTGTCGCCGCCACTGTCACTTGGTGTTTCTGCTTTAGGTGCCACTGCCGGAGCAGTTGCTTTTGGAGCAGGTGTGTCATCTTCATCATCATGTGATGCCGCTGGAGCAGGTGCGGCTTTAGGAGTAGATGTCTTTTGTGGATCACCTGTGTTCTGACTCATGCCAGCTGGTTTGAAATACTGTCCCCAACGTTCCATGTCATATGGTTCGCCATCAACTGATGCTTCAAACATTTCCTTCATTACTTTAAGCTCAATTTCACTTGGCTTTTTAGGTAGGAAGTCTGACAAGTTAAACAAGCCGTGCTCTTTAATAGCTTCTTGTTCTTGTTCGTTCAACGGACGTGAACGACGTGACCAAGTACTAGTTGAGTAGTCAGCATAACCGCCTTTGCTACCTTTCTTCATACGATAGTCAATACCGTTTGTGAAGTCAGTTGGCAAATCTTCCAATTCTGGATCGACCAAAGCCGCACGAATTGATGTAAAGATTTGAGGTCCGATGATAAATCTACGGATTGGGTTTGTTGCTTTTTCTTTCTCATTCAAACCATCTTCAGTTACAAATCCTTGGAAAATGTAACTGCGTTTCTTCCAATACTTACGACCCATATCTTCAAGTGCAGGGTCTTTAAACCAGCCGCGAACTTCTGACAGTATTGGGCAAGTGTCGCCATACATTTCAACGCATGGTACTTGTACGATAGTTGGTTTGCTTTCTGATTCACCCTTGATGCCGGCGAATGGTAATTTAATCATTGCACGTTCAACCCAGAAAAATGTGTTGTCAGTGTTACCATCGGGTAAGAATCGCAGAACGGATTCATCGCCTTCTTTTAAGTTCCAGAACGGATAAATTGAATTATCACCGCCTGTACGTTCTCCTGAACCTTTTGATTCAGATGCCTTAAGTTTTGCTCTAATTTCAGCCAAAGTTGCCATAGTAGTTCTCCTTTATATAAGCCTTTGTTTACTTCATTTGCCTTTGTTTACTTTACGGATCTACCTTAAAGTAAAAAGTGCATATACATAGTATACGCACTTTTATTTAGTAAAGCAAGAGAAATCTTGCTTTAAATATGAGTATTTTACTCAATTATTTCTTAAATGAGTTTTTAATTTCATCGGCCCACTCGTCAGCGGCGCCAGCATCACCAACTTGGCTTGCTCTCAATAATTGGCCTTTATAAGACCAGTTTGCACCAGTCCACTGATCGCCGCGTTGTCTTAAAAAATCACTTAACCATTTTTCAGCTTGATTAATAACTTGCGCAGGAGTTCCAACCCAACCATTTTTTTGCATGATGCTTGTTAAATCATACTGTTTGTTGCCCTGACCGCTGGCAAAATTAATAAACACCAGCAGTTTATTTGGATCTGCAGGTGCTTGAACTGGCGCTTGGGCATCCTCTATTAGATTTATATAATCGCGAAGAGTTTTCATAATATTTCTTTATCTGTAATGTACCAAACTCACAATACGCTCAACTTCGTCGTATCCGGTATTTTCTTTAACTGCTTTTGGTTGGTTTGCTAACATACCAGTATAAAATGCCCTGTCCCTTGCGCCGAGTTTTGGATCCTTTAATGCTTCGCGGGCCGCCGCAATTTCATCTGTCGTATATGTTGCATTCTTTCCTACTCCGCTTGGATTACCTGCTGGCGGTGCTACTGTTGGGATTGCCTGGGTTGCGCCTTTTATAGTACCTAATGCGGGATTAGCGGCAGTTGCGGCTGGTTGCCCGGCTGGTGCTACATTTGCAGACATCGCACCTTGAGCTGGTTTTACACCTTTGGCAATTCTATCTAATGTATCACCCGGCTTAACAATATAATCTGGTTGACCGTTGGGCATCTTAAGTTTTTGTCCAACTTGTATTCGATTAACATCTATAATCGCTGGATTTAACTTTTGAATTTCTTGGGCGCCTGCACTGCCCTTGTACGGAGCTTTGGCAGGTGCCGCCGCAGGCGCCGTTGCTGTAGCAGTCTTTGTAGGATCTTGTATCCATTGTTGACGTTCTGCTTCAGAACTTGGGCCGGTGTTAGATCTAGGATTATTAACGTATGTAGACGGATCGTTTATATCAACTTTACTTAGTGCTTCAGCACCAGCAAGATTTCCTGCGGCTGCTTCTGCGTTTTGTGCTTGTTCTTCTGTTGCACCAGCAGCCTTGGCATCGTTATATGCTTTAAGTTTAGCGGCCTGCTGAGTACCTTGCACATTGATATTAATTGCTCCGGCGGGAGCAGGTGCTGCCGCTGCCGGAGGTGGAGAATCCCACTTGGGATCCATATTATCAAACTTAGCGGGCTGTTTGGCCAACCATGCTAGATACTGCTGTGCCAATGTTTTGTACTGTGAGGGGTCAGTGCCAAATGCTCCCAGCTGGCTACGACCCTTGATAACTGTGTTGGGATCTTCTCCAGCCAACACCCGTTCAACTGCGGCAGGATTCAAGTTGGCTGGCATAAGGCGTCCATCTGCTGTTTTGGGGCGAGTTACAACCCATGCATTATATGCTTGATCCGCTTGATCCTTGGCTTGTTGCATGGCTTGATGTCTGGGATCCACAGGTGCGTTGGGATCTACTGGGTTGGGCTTAAACCCACCAGACGTAGTACCATCTGGATTCATTGTGACTCTTTCTGCCAGTATGTCCATGTAACGGCGTAGTATGTTGGGTGTGCTCATGATTATCTACTTACCAACTGCATGATTCTAGCTAGACTATCGGCATGTGCATCAGAGTGTCCGCTAATAGGACTAACGTGTGCTTCTGGCTCATGCATTTGTGGTTGTGGACTAACACCTGCTAACTTTAAGACATGTTGTTGTTCATGATGATCTGCTTCGTCGCTTGGATCTTTCATGTCAATGAACTTTAATACTTTGATCAAGTCATCATCGCTAGCTTCGCCAAACTCACCATCTTCAAAACCTTTTTTAACTTTAATTTTAATGCGCATACCGCCTAATGGAAAGTTACCTTCGTCTTTGTTATAAAAGCCGCTGATAAATTTTAGCATTGCTGGCAATCCGCCTTCAACGGGCATTTCCATACCAACATCTTGAGGACTCATTCCGCAATCGCTTAGAATTTCTTGGATAGTTTTAACACCATGACCAAAGTCTAATTGAGTTTCTAATTTTGCACCAGCTTTGACCGCTTTCTTCATAGCATCTGCCATACCTTGACGTGCTAGGTGACGTGCTTGGCTGTAACCCTGACCGTGCTTGCCCGGTGTTGTTGGTTTAGACTTTTTCTCTTTAGGATCTACATCCCATGGAGGACTATCATCTGTAGCTTCAGCTACTGGAGCTGGGGGTGGTGCTTCAGCTGGTGGTGCTTCAGCCGGTGGTGCTTCTGGAGCAGGCGCTGGTGGTGCTTCTGGAGCAGGCGCTAACGGAGCAGGTGCTGCTGGAGCAGGTGCTTCATTATCTTCACCACTGAAGTTTAATCGCATTGATAGTTCTGGGTCTTTTTGTAAAATAAACTGTTGTACTAATGGACGTATATCTAACTCTGGATCAATGTCTTGCAACGATTGTAAAAATTCAGGATCATCAATTAATCCTTTAAGGCTTTGTATAGCATTGAT